CATTCGCCCTGCCGGCGCGCTTGCCGCCGCGCAGAGCGAATGACGGGTGTGAGGATTGTCAGTCGCATGGCACACTCCGCGCCGGATTGCCGAGCACGCACGCGCCGGCTGGCACGTCGCACAGTACCGCGGCGCCGGCGCAAACCGTCGCGCCGTTGCCAATTCGCACCCCTGGGCCAATTACCGCACCGGCTCCGATCAGCACATCATCGCCAATGATCGGCGGCAAGAGGCGCGCGGCGTCGTAGCCATGGCGCGGATCGCGGTCGTTTGCCATCATCACGCCCGGGCCGAGAAAACAGCGCGCCCCAATCGCCGCGCGCCCGGTGATGTGTGCACCGTCCATGATTACCGTGTCATCGCCGATCGTCGCCTCGTAGTTGACAGTCACATGTCGCCCAAGCCGCACGCGATCGCCGAGCCGCACACCAACGTACAGGCTGGCGCCGTCGCCGATCAGGCAGCGCGACCCGATGACACACCCCATGTACACCACCGCATACGCACCGATTACACAGCCGTCGCCGATCACCGCCGGCGGCCACTCCCCGGGGTCGTGCGCGGTGTAGCCACGCGCCGGGGTGCGATTGAGGATGGCGGTCATGTGGTAGGTCACAGCAGTTCGCCACACCAGATACAGTAGACGGCGCCCTCCGGGCTTGCCTCACACGCTGCGTGCGGTGCAAGGCGCTCGGTAATGCCCACCGCGAGAGTAATCGTCAGACTTGCCATTCTTTACCCATTCGTATCGGCAAATTGCCGGCTCAGCGTCGCCTGTGCGCGTTTGATGATTGCCCGCGCCTGCAGCGCCGTGTACTCGCGACACAGCAGGATTGGGTCGATCTCGCTCGGCAGGCGGTGCAACTGGTCAATGCACAAATCCAGATACCACAATTCGTCTGGCGTGCGCGCGAACAGTTCCACATCGGTCAGATCGTCGATGGTGCGCTCCAGTTGCGCCAGCGCAGCACGCCGTACGGCGTTAATCTCGCTCCCATCGATCGGATCGCGGCCGTCATCAAGCGTCAGGCGCAGGATCGCCGCTTTTGAGGCTGTCGGCGCCGACCTCCGACAGCGCGCGTATGACATCGGCTATCTGGCGCAACTCATCCCAGAGCGTCGGCTCGTTACGCCAGGAGAGGATGTCGTCACAGGTGAACAGCGGCGCACCGCCGGCGTCCACGATGCCATAGGCGCACACGGCCGCGTCATGCCAGTCGGTGTACACACGACCCGGGTCGCCGGGGATGGCGGCTTGCTCCGCAGCAAGCCGCCACTCCAGGCGCGAGAGTTCCTGCAGTCGCAGCACGCCGCCGAACACGGCCGAGTCGTACGACGTGGTGCGGCGCGTCACACGCTGCAGTATGGCGTCGCGCGTGAGCATTACAGCGCCACGCCCGCGCGAATGATGGCCAGATCGGCATTGGCAATCACGCCGGTGAACGTCATGCCCGCCGTGTTGCCGATGTCGAGATTGAACTCATCCTGTCCCAGGTACATCTGCCCGCGATAGTAGTTCACGGTGTCGGCGAGATCCGGGTAGACCATGAAATACTCGCTGATCTTGTTGAGGCTCATCGCCTCAATCGTGGTGTAGGCGGTTTCATACCACGCCATCAGCGTGAGCTTGAAGTCTTGCAGGCCGGGCAGGTAGCCCTTATACCGATCGCCGTACGACGTATCCTCGCTGAAATCGGTCGGTACACTGAGCTTCAGGCCGTGTGCTTTGCTCACAACGACATACGTTCCGCCCAGGGTGGCGCTGAGCAACAGGCGCGCGTTGCGGGTGTTTTTGGTTGCCATGGGTTCACACTCCTATGCAATTGTTTCCAGCAGCACACGGGCGCGCTGCGTCCAGGAATGCGCCTGCACCGCCTGGTGCTGCGCGCGTTGCTGGCGCTCCCGTGCGTCCGGGTGCGCCAGCCAATAGCGAATCTGTCGTTCAAGGTCGGCGCTGTTCCACGCGGCGAACGTGGCCGCGCTGTCGCCGAACACGTCAAACACCTCCGGACGCTCATCGTCGGACAGCATGAAGCCGCCGACGGCGGGGATCTCATAGGCGCGCGGCCCGAGGCTCTCAGCGGCGCCATCGGGCAGCGGGTCGTTCTGCTCGATGTAGGTCATGCGGCGGTGCAGATTGAGCGCGATTCGGGCGCTTGCATGCCACTGACCGGTTTCCGTATTCGGGATCGCGCCGCGACTATAGCGCCCGCCGCGCGTAAAGTCGGTGGCGGATTGCTCAGCCATCAAATCCAAATCCCACAGTGTGCCACGCACCGTATGGTGAATGCCGCTCCAGTCGACGCCCTCCAGAAGCGCCTTGCGCTCGGGGAACCCGCCACCCACAAACACCACATCGACCACCTTGTCCGGGTCAACCGGCGGCGGCGTGTGGCGCGCGGGGTTCCATGCCATTGGCAGATACGAGCAGCGCACACCGTCGCCGGCAAACCGCGCCACGGCGCTACGCTCGTTCGTGAACCAGTAATCGTAGAACGGCGCAATCGCGCGTTCGGCGCGGTCGAAGTACGGGCTTTCTGTGCCGACACACACCACCGGCACACCGATCGCGCGCAGACTAGCAATGCGTGAGGGCGGAAAGAGCAACCCGTTCACCACGATCGCCACATCCACCTGTTCGGTGGCCGCCACCCCCACCACATCGGCGGATGCGACGAACGCACAGAACTGGTGCAGGCGCTCGGATTGCTCCGGGGCAATCGCGCCCGCCGATGCCGCGCCGACGACCAGCGTCGTAAATACCTCCATGACCCGCTGCCAATCGAACGTTACCACCGCGACCCCGTTCGCACGCAGGCCGGCGCACACGCCGTCAAACACATCGACGGTGGAAAACGCATGGCCGGGATGGATGACGAGCGCTTTCAACTGACCCACTCCCACACGCTGATCGTGACCTCAAACCCGCGACAGACCGCTTCGCCATAGGACAGGTTTGGTAGTACGCCCGAGTCGCGGATCGCCTGCGCATCGCTTTCCGACAGGTGAATCTGTGCGCCATTGCTCAGGGTGTCGGTATCCTCATACAGCGCGATTGCGGTATCGAGCAGATCGATCGCCTGCTGCATCCCTTCATCCACCCCCACGCCCAACGCCGCCGGCGCAACATACCAGCGAATAATGCACTGCCGCTCACGACGTTTCATGTCGCCGCCATGACTATCCCAGCGCGTCACGCCCGGGCCGATGTAGGTCAATACGCACGGCAGGTCGGCGGTCTCCAGGCTCGCCGGGTACGCGTCCGGCGCCGATGTCACGCCACTGACCGCGCGGTGCAGCGCCTGGAGCGCGTTTTTGGTTGCGTTGACGCTCATGTCACCTTCCGGCGTTCACGGTAGTTTTTCAGCACGCTGACAATGTCGCGCGGCAGTTGCGCCGGCGCAATCACCAGTCCATCGTTGCCGAGAATAGGCCGATCCATGTCGCCCGAGTTGCTGCGCCGGCGGTACAGGTACGCGACGAGCGCGCGGTACGTCTGCTGAATATCTTCGGGCGGCGTCACGCTGTAGCCCCAGCGCCCGGTGATGCTGATGGCATCCTCCGGTGCCGTGAGCCATGTCCACACCGTGCCGCTGGTGTTGGTCTTGATCGTCACTTCCCACCACGGCGCGCGGTTGCGCACCGGCCCGAGCGTGTAGGCGCTCGCGCTGATCGTCGTGCCATCGCCATTTGTGATACTGGTGATCTGGCACAGATCCTCATCGAGGTACAGTGTGCGCCGATCGGCGGATGTGTCGCGCAGCGCATCAAACGTGCGCGTCGTGTCATTGGCGACCAGGAAGCGCCGATCCGCGCCGTGCGGCCCCTCAATGAGCGCCTGTGCCGCGCTCATGAGCGCCTGGATTAACCCGTCGTCGGTTGCCGCCACAGTGCCGATATACGCGCGCACATCCTGCAGTGTCGGGTAGGTGCTCACAGCGCTACCTCACGGTCGAGCGCGTCGGCAATCGCATCCGCCGTTGCATCGGCTTCGGCGGCGGCGATCGCATCGACGGTGCGCCAGCGGTCCCGATGGATCTGCGCCTGGTCGTCGCCCATGACATAGTCGCCATAGGCAGTCGCGTTTTCAATACCGGCCTGCCAACCGTCGGCGCTGCGTGTCGGCGCAATATCCTGCCAACCGTCGCGGAGTGTGAACGTGCGGCGGTAGCGCTGCGCCGGGCGCTCTGCCGGATAGACCTGCGCAATTGCGCGCAAGCGAGCGTTCTCGGCCGCGAGCACCTGTGACAGATCGGCGCGCGTCAGGCGCGTGAGCCCGGCGTTGGCGTCAGCAAAACCGGATGGCGGCCCGATGCGAATCACTGTTCGTACTCCACGGTCACACTTGCGCCGGTGCCGCTCAAGGTCAGGTACAGGCCGGTGCGAAAGTACACGCCGCGCGGCGCTCCGCTCTGCCATCCTTCGCTGCTGTTGGCGAGTGCCGCAAGCCCAAGCAGATCGGCGCCGCCGCCGGCCGCAGTGTCCTGCAACAGCGCCGTGCTGTTGGCGCTCCCGCCCTGCAGCACCACACTCTTGAGGTACAGCGGGCCAGCCTGAATCAGGCCCGTGGCGGTCGCACGCTCAAGTCGACTCATTCGGCGTCTCCTCTACGACTTTGCGCGTGCGGCTCGTCTTGACCATGCGATCGGCGCGCACGGTTTCAGCGGGACTCAGCACGCCGGGCGAGTCGCGGTTGATGGCGTCGGCGAGCGCCGGATCGATCGTGATGCGCTCGCCGGCCTGCCACGGCCCGCCGAGGCTGCTGCGATATGACCAGTTCACCAGATATTCCATGCGTGTCGCCTTTCGCGCCCAGGGCCAACGCACTAGATGCCCTCAAGCTGCAGCAGCACCCACACGACCACGCACAGATCGGCGGTGGTGCCGTCCCATGAGCCGTCCGTGGTGATCTCGGCGCCAATCTCCGCACCCGCGGCGAAGGGCACACTGCCACGCGGGAAGGTATCGCGCCCGCTCGCGGCCGTGCCGACGGTCTGTGTCGTGCTGGCGTTTTCGGTGCCGCCAATCGTGCCACCGATGGTGAACACGCCGGCAGTGCCAGCTGCGGTCAGGTTCCAACTGATGGCGACAATCTCACCGGCAAACGGCATGATGTAGCCGGTGATGCCATTGCCCGCACCGGCGTTTACTTCGGCAATTGGCAGTTGCACATTGGTCTGTGACGCGGCCACCGCGTCCTGCATGAACACAAGCGGCACGAGTTGACCACGGGCGGTAATGCGTTCGATCTGCATGGTGCGTCTCCTTCGGCGCCGAGGGGCGAGTCGCCCCGCCCCCGGCTATCGCAGAACCTTACAGGACGTTGTAGATCACGTCGGCAGCCTCAATCCCCGAGGCGGCGCCGGTGGGCGAGAAGCGCGCGAAGCCCATGCGCAGCGAGTAGACCAGACGGGTCTGGTCGGTGGCCGGCAGGCGCTCACTCTCGAGTCGCACCCGCCGCCGCCAGCCGGCCTTGAACCCGCGCCGGTTGAACGCGACCACCTGACCGAGCGTGTTGTTGCCGCCCGTGGTCGACACCTTGCCATCGGCCTCGGTGCGGCTCATCGCCAGCGACGCGAGGAACGGATGCCCGAGCACGCGCCCGCGCATGCCGGTAAGGTTCCCCGCGTTCGCTCCCGCCTTGTCGACGGTGAGGAACTCATCGAGCAGCGCCACCTGGTCAGCCGTAGTGACATCTGAGACATACACCAGGTCGTTGGGGTCGGTCGGGTGCCCCCAGTCCACATAGCGCGCCGTGTCCACCATGCGCCCGCGCTGCGCATTGAGCGCCTGCAGCGTGATGGCGGCGCCGCCGTGGTTGCTGCTGTTGCCGGTGTTATCCACCAGCCCGGCATGCCGAATGCCGTCGAACGCTAAATAGTGCTTGGTGTCGGCTGGATCGGCGTCGTCGAGGTTGATGTTGCCCGTGCCGGCATTCGTGGTGTCACCATTGAGCACGGCCGAGTCGGAATAGAACGCCACCGCCATCTGCGCCTGGCGTCGCAGGAACGGAATGAAGGGAATAATGCTATCCTCCTCCATCTCGCCGCTCCACATCTGGTGAATGACGAACTTGTATGCCGTTACTGCCACGCGCTGCGAGCCGGTTTTGCTCGTGGCGTAGTTTGACGAGTTGTTTGCCGTCGACTCGCCGACGAACAGCATCTCCGGGAAATCGACCTCAACCGGCAGGTACGCGATTGGATCGGTCATTTCGAACGTGTCGATCAGGCTGAAGATCGTCGACTCGCGCCGCGCGGCGTCCCACAGGTCGCCCACGTACTGCGCACCAACGAGTTGCTGGCCGAAGCCCGACTCGGCGGTGTCCATGGCGCGCGCATGGCGCGCATAGAGCGCCGTGTCCTGCCACGCGCCGCCACGCTTGAGAATGACGCGGTCGGCGAGCGACAGCGCGCTGCGCGGAATGCGCGGGAACAGGTTGTCGAGCGCGCGCTTGTCGATCTTGCGCACTTCCTCTTCGGGCAGATAGAGCGCGTCGGTCAGGTCGCCGAAGGTGCGCTCCAGTTCATCTGACGGGCCGGCGTAGGCGCTGCCGTCGCCAGCCTTGCGCTGGCCCTTGAGCGAGCGCTGTACGTCATACAGCCACTCAATATCAGCCACACTCAGCCCCCAGCGCGCGTACTTCGAGCCGACCAGGCCCTCATCGCTGCGCTGGCCGGCAAACAAAAACTTGCGCGCAAACTCCGGGTTGGCGCCCAGCGCCTCCTCGAAGACCTGGAGGATGCGCTCCTTGCTCAGCTGCGCTTTGACATCGGCCTCCATCGCATCGAAGCGCGTGGCGACATCCTGCAGCACGGCGGCAATTTCACTCATTGGTAACTCTCCCAGCGGTTGAGCAGGCGCTGCGCGGCCGCAAGCGCGGCGTCGTCAGCGTCGGCAGGTTCGGGTGCGGGTACGGGCTCCGGGTTGGGCGGGCCTGCAGCGGCCTGCAACAGCGCATCACACAGATCGCGCAGCGCATGCAGGCGTTCACGCAGCGCCGGCGGCACGGCGGTCATGGCCGCACGTTCAGCGGCGTGACGGGCGAACACGTCCGCGCAGCGCTCGGCCTCATCCTCAAGAAACAGGCCGGCAAGTGCCTCGGTATCGAGCGTGGCCAGATACTCTGGCGACAGACGCTCCGGCGGCTCCTTGCCGAGTGTGGTATACGCACGTGCGAGCGCGTGATAGCTGGCGCGCCAGGCCCGGATCGGGCGCGCCAGCGGGAAACAATAGAGGGCGGTCATGTCGGCGGCGACGCTGGCCCAATCCTGCTCGGCGTCGGCCTGCTCGGCGGCGCGCTGGCGACTGGCAAGTGCGTCCGGGTCGGACGGCACGGGAACGCCGGAGATTTCGAGCAGTTCGGCTTTCGTCGCACGCGGCGCGGCCATGGCATGTTTGGCCGGCTCAATTGCTTCGATATCAAAACCGACCGATACCGCATTGAGATAGCCGCTGCGGTATTTTTGCTCAATCAGGCGCGCACGCTCATCGGCCTGGTCAAACGTAATCTCGGCGATGAGCTCGTCGCCCTCCACGCGCACATCGATGGCCTTGCCGATCGGCGGATCGCGGTAGTTGTGCGCCCAAAGGAAGACCGGGTTTTTGCGGTAGTTGTCGAGCTGCCAGCCAGCGGCATCGACGATCAGGCCGTCGCGCGCCACATTCGACGTGGAGGCGACGAAGCGGATCGGCTCGCCGGGCGATCCGTCGGCGCGCGCGGCATAGGCGCGCACATACACCGGTGGCATAGGCAACTCCTGGAAAATCACAAAACCGGCGCCCTCACGTCGGAATGGGTTCTCCCCATGCCGCTCAGAGTGCGCCGGTTCTCGGCTGTCGAGACTCGACTGATCTATCGTTGTTGCTGACAGTATAGCCGATCTGTCAAGAATTTGCTACCGACGTGTCAGACCATACCGCCGTTCGATCCAAGCAACGATCATCAGCAGCGCTTGGCGCAGCACGAGCATGAACTCGCGCATCTCATCGGCACTCATACGGTCTCCATCAGATGCAGTACGCGCGCGCGCACTTCCATGCGCGCGCCGGCCAGTGCCGCATCACGCAGTTGGATGGCGAGCCGCGCATTGAGTTCGGCCGCCACTTGCTGCGCATCCAACTCGCTGGCTCCCGCCTGTCGCAGAAAAATGCGGTATTCGCGCACCCAGTGTGCGGTGCGCAGCGGATCGGCATCGCCACTCGCGATCCGACTAGCAATACTCTCGGCCTGCCGGCGGCGCACGCTTTGCAGCACGGGCAACCAGCGCACGGTGTCATCCGTCGAATCGGCGGCGTCCGTGAGAGCATCCGGCGCGGGTGGCGGGAGCATGGGCGGCGCTAACGACTCGGGGGCGGCGGCGATTGCGGGCAAACCAAAAGCTGCCAGTGCTGCGTCGGGATCGCGCCGCAGATCGCGTACGAGCGTGGCTACGGCCTGCACGCGTTCGGCGTAGTCGCCGGGGACGTCGCCCCAAGGATGCGGCGCAAGTTGCCGCTTCTGACGCCACTCGTTGACAGTGAGCGCCCCACGATCAATCTGCTCCGACTCTCGCGTCCACGCTTGTCCTTGCGCCTCTTGCAGCGCTTCGACCTGTGAAACGTCGAAGACCAGCGTGTCGCCCGCCTGGCCGGGAAACATCGGCAGCAGTCGCTCGGTTAGTTCGCCGGCCAGGAACGCCGCCTCCGGGAGGATCGCATGCGTCCAGACCGCCTTGTGCGCCGCCTCGCTGTTTTCATACGTCCGCTGCCCGCCGATCAGATCCAGCGGCACGCGATAGATGCGCGCCACTTCCTCAAGCGTTACGGTGATGCCGCCAAGGAAATCCATTTCCTTCGGCGTGGTGCCGTACTGCGTGATGTCATACTCATTGCGCAGAAACGCCCAGCGGTGCGCCTTGTCTTGTCCCTGAAAGCGCCGGCTGAAATAGGCGTCAAGTTCCTGCGCCTGCTCCCGCGTCAACTCGCGTTGGCTGCCACGCGCGGGCATCACGACGCCGCCGAGCTGCATACCGTTCTTGAAGATCCGCGTGTTCGCGGCGAGGGATTCGCCGCGATAGTCGGCGGCAGCGCGCGCAGCCATCAGTGGCGGTAGCGGAGTGTAGTCGTCAAGCGCATTTGGGTAGCGAAACCAGATCACTTCATCGGCGCTGAACGCCACATCCGCCGCGCCGTTGACGGGATGGTAGAGATATCCCTTCACGTAGGTCTCCGGATCGGGCAGCACACTGACCAGATCCGGGCGCGCATAGTAGATTTCCCGCGGCTCCCCTTTACCGCTCGGCCCGCGCTCCAAGAACCAAAACGCCTCGCCCCATGTGCCGAGTGCCTGCTCGGTCGTCTCAATGAGACGCGCGAAGGTCCACTGCGGGTTGACGGTGTGCAGCAGATCGACCAGCGGGCCGCGATCGACCGTCACCTGCTCGCCGCGTCGGTTGCGGCGTTGCACGTGCAGCGGTAGGCTGCTCAGCAGTTGCGCGCGCAGCGTGATGCAGGTATAGACCGCGCCATTAAGGCGCAGATACTCGCCGAGCGACGACGGCGCTTCGCGCTCCTTTGCCACGCCCCATGTCGATTCGCCCGGGTCAATGACATACGGCCCGAGCACGAATCCGCGCTGCTGCGCTGCCCAGTTGAGCAATCGATCGAGTGCGTTCATAGGTACTCCCTAATAGGCCAGCGGTCCATCAACGATTGCCGGCAGCACGACAGCGGCGCGCGCCGCGGCCATGCTCAGAGTCACCGCAGCGTCGATCTTCTTGGTGCGGCTGCGCTTCACGATACGCAACTGCCGGCCGTCCGCACTGCGCCGAGCGTTTGCGTTGTCGAGATGCTCGCGCATGGCGTGGTGCGTGCCGTCGTGCACGAGCGTGCGCGTCAGGATGCTATCGGCCAGCGCCTTATCCGCTTCGAGGCGATCGCCCGCCTGGTTGAACGGGACGAGCGGCGCCGGCAGCGGGCGCGGGCCGCGAAAGCGCCGCATCATCTGCCCGAGCAAAAATCGGTCATAGGCCACCTCGATCACTGCGTAGCGATCGACCAGGTCGCGAATGTCCTGCTCAATCGCATCGAAATCGAGTGCTTGCCCATCCTGCGGCACATACACTCGACTGAACCGCAGCGCAAGGCCACGCGGATGTCGACTCAGTGCGGCAATGGCAAACGTGTCGCTGGTCTCGCCGGCATCCATTGCCAGCACCACCGGCGTGTGCGCATCAAGCGGCGGCAGATCCGGCACGCGGCAGGCGTCCCACAGTGCGATATCCTCCAAAAATCTACCGGCCTGCGCCACGCTCTGGTGCTGGCACTCCGACAAAAACGCATCCAATCCCCACTTGCGGATGTAGTCCTGACAGACCGCAATGTCCTGCCCCGGCCATGTCGCCGTGCCGCCGACGATGACCGCATCCACCCCCTCGCCGACGGTGTCGAGGTTGCGGATCGCCGGGTGCGGTCCGTCCATGATGCGACCGCCGAGGAAGTCGGCGCGGGCGTCGATGCACTGCGCCATGAGGCTGTCGTCATGCACCCGGTTTTGCACGAACATATACACCGCGTTCGGCGCGGCAGTCGGCAGCACTTTGCGAGTGAGGGTGCGTTGCTTCTTCGTGGTGACCGCCTCGCTGTCATCCTCGCTGTCGATGTCATCGATGATGATTGCATCGGGGCGCTGCCCTTCGATGTTCATACCGCGCGCCGCCGTGTCCAGTCCGAGCGCATCGACCACGAACCCCGACGCGGTACGCACGCGGTTGCGCCGCCAGCCCTTGCTATTGCCGAACTTACCGACGGCGCGTTCCGCCATTGTCGGGTAGGCCGCGCCGAACGCCGCGCTTTCCAGCAAAGCGGCAATATTCTGCACATGGTCATCGGCCTGATCCTGCGTTTCGCACACATACAGCACATAGCGCCGGACACCGCGCGCCCCCCATGCGGCCGCCACAAGCTCGGTGGTGGTGCTCTTGCCGCCGCCACGCGGCCAACAGGCCACAAACGGCGCGGCGGACGCGTCGGCCTCGATACGCCATGCCCACTCCCATAGCGCCACGTGGCGATCGGCAAATCCTGCGACGACACGATCCGGGAACAACGCCGCCAGCCATGCGTGCCAGGTGTCGGGCGGCGCATCACTCTGCGACGGTGTCGCCTCGGTCGGTGCGCCCGGCCATCCGGTCACCGATGGCCAGAGTGGTGTCATGGAGGTGGGCATCCAGCTCTGCCAGTTCGGCGGCGGGCTGCTGCCGGATCCACTCCGGGTCACTCGCGACCGTCGCAATGGCGATCGACGCCTTGATTTTTGCGGCGAGAAGGTCAAGGATAAGATCTCCAATTTGCTCCCGACGGGCAACCAGTGCCGGTCTTGCCGGGGGGGCTGATGGCGCGACATCCGCTACAACATCCGCTACAACATCTGCTACATAGCGCGTTTTCCATGTGCGCACTTTGCTGGCGGGAATGCCGTATTTCTCCGCTACAATCGCCGGTTGTTCGCCGGCAATCAAATCGGCGATCGCGGCAGCGCGCACGCGTTCGGCACGAGTTGTCACGAGACCCCCACGAGGCTATCGATCACGAACACCACCTCGTCTTTGCCCGGCAGGTTGCTGCCGAGGCTGCTGGTATAGGTGTACTCCACGAGCAGCACGCGCGTTGTCCCGCGCAACGTTGACGACAGCGCGAGGTCGTTGCCGCTCAACACAATCGTCGCGCTGGTGCTCAGTGGCGAGATCGCCACCGCGCTGCGACTATTGACGACGGTTCCGGCGGTGTCGGTCAATGTCCAGGTTGCCGCCGACGGCGTGACCGCGGCGCTGGTATCGTCGAGGAACGCCACCGTGACCGCATACACGCTTTCCTCGATTGCATGAAGGTTGAGAATGCTTGGCATGCCTACTCCTCGACAGTGAACGTGATCGACGGTCGGCGCGCGGTGGCGGTCATGCTCGGTCGGCGCGCAGTCGCGGTCATGCTCGGTCGGCGCGCAGTCGCGGTGATGCGCACGCGGCCGATGATTGCACCGGCATCCGCGCCGAGCTTGGGATAGTAGCGCGGAGCAAACATCCGCGCATTGTAGTAGCGGCTAGGAAACATTATGCACCACGGCGCTCCGGTTGCCATCAGCGTCAACCGTCGCGGTAATGCGCGTTGTGGTGTCCGATAGGTTGCGGATCGTGATCGTCGTCGTTGCCGCGCCGGACAGTTCGCCGGCAACAGCCGCCGCAATCAGCCGCAGCGCCTGCCGCAGCGTGTAGCCGGTCTCGACGCCATCGGTACGGTCGAATATCGCGTCAATGCCAGCATTTGTCAGCGTCACGCCTGATTCGAGGCTGTCAACGCTACTCTGCAGCGCAACTGCGCCGCCGCTCAGATTGTCCAGATAGCCGGCGCGGGTAGCGGTGAGGCGCGTTTCGAGATCATCGACCAGGTTATCGATTGTTGCAAGCGTTGCCGGCAGATCGGTACCGGTATCGGCAAGGATGTCGTTTGCGGTCGTCTGCAACGTTGCCAGGTTGGCGGCGGTGGCGAGGCCGGAGACATCGGCGGTATCCCATGCCGCGTCGCCGCGGTCGCGGATCGCCTGCAGACTGTCCGTGGTGCGATCGTAGACGGCCGTGCCGTCATCCATGATCTGATCCAGGTACGTCCCGGACGGTATCGCCGGAATGCCGGTCGCCGTGCCGACGAGGTGATCCAGGTTGACATCTGCGAGCGCGGTATCAACCTCCGCGTTGACCTGCGCGGGCGTGGCGCGGGTGCTGACGGCGGCATCCAGGTTCGTTCCGAGGATGTAGCCTGCCTGGCCGGCCGTGTACGATCCGGGCAGCGTGGTAATCCACGGATCGCCCGCGCCGCCGGCGGCATTCAGCGCCTCACCGGTTGAGCCGGCGCTTAGATGGCCGCTCAATGCCTCGTCCCAGACGGCATCAGCGACAGCGGCAGCGGTCGGCGCAGTAGCTCCGTTCAGCGCCGCGCCAGTCGAGCCGGCGCTCAGATGGCCACTGATCGCCTCGTCCCACACGGCGTCAACCAGATCCGCCTGTACCGTGCCGGCGAGGCTTTGCACAATCACCTGACCGACCGGGAGGATCTGATAGACGGATGTGCTATCCGGTTGCACCGCCCAGGCCGGCGCAACCGTGGCAACCCGCGTACTGCCGACATAATCGGTAATAATGCGCGTTTGGCCGCGTCCGGTACCGCCACTCACCACCAGCGACGAGCCGGTATAGATATCGTCGGTCGCGATCGCATCGCTGGCGAGCGTGATGGTCGAAGCGCCGCCGGCCTGCGCCACGTTCTCCTCGACGATCAGCAGGTTGTCAGCGCCGACGATTTCAAACACGCTGGTATTGTCCGGGTTCGTTGTCCACTCGCGCTCAATCGTGGCCACGCGCGTACTGCCGACATAGTTGACGATCGATCGCGTCTGTCCCGCGCCCGTGCCGCTCACGATGCTGATAATCTCGCCGTTATAGATATCGTTGGTCGTCGATGCGCCGGTATCAAGCGTAATTGAGAGCGACGCGCCGGCCTGCGCCGTGCCGGTGTACAGCGCACTGCGCACCTGCCGCAGCCGGCGACCGGCGCTGTTGGCGATATTGTGCGTTGCGGCAGTAAGCACCTCGTCCCACACGGCATCCACAATTTCGTCAACCGCGTCCGTCGCCAGCGCTGAGGCCGTGAGCGTGTTGGCGGCCATTGCGCCGACACTGGCATCGATGCGACCGCTCACCAGTGCGGCAGGCAACCGCGCTTGAATGTCCTGCGTGTCGGTTTCGACGGCGCTCACCCCGGCGGCGGTGGCGTAGTTCGCCGCGACCAGCGTGCGCGCCTCCATCTCCGCATTGGTCGGCGGATCGTACACGGCGAGCGCGTCGGCGACCTCGCTTTGCACCTCCGCGTCCCAGGCGGCGTTCCATGGCGTCGCGCCAAAGGGTATGACTTTATAAACGCTGCCCGATCCTGGCGTTACCGACCAGGCCGGCTCAACCGTAGCCACGCGCGTACTGCCGACATAGTCGGTAATGAGCCGCGCCTGTCCCGCGCCGGTGGAGGTGCTGAGATAGATCAGCGAGCCATTATAGACATCATCGGTTGTGCTGGCCGTGCTCGCCAGCGTAATAGTTGAGGCGCTGCCGGCCTGCGCAAGGCCGTGTTCGGAGATGGTCGGCAGTGCGAAGCCGGTGATCTGAAACTCACTGGTATTATCCGGCGTGACATCCCAATTGCGGTTCACGACCGCGACGCGGGTCGATCCGTCGTAATCCGTGATCGCGCGCGTCTGTCCCGCGCCGGTACCGCTCAAGATCGTGATCAGGTTTTCATCGTAGATTTCGCTCGTTGTCGATGCGCCGGTATCGAGCGTGATCGAATTCGTTGCGCCGGCCTGGGCGGTGCCGGTGCGAATGACGGTGGTGCCGAGCTCGCGCAGCCGGCGGCCGGCGCTGGCAGCAACGTTATGTGTTGCGGCGGTGAGCACCTCGTCCCACACGGCATCCACAATTTCGTCAACCGCCGTCGTCGCCAGCGCGGTGGCGGTAATCACGTTGGCGGCCAGGCCGTTGACTGTGGTGACAGTCGGTATGACATTGTTCGTACCGGCGTAGCCGGTGCCGTCAAAAAACGCCTCGGCGTTATCCGCCGCCGTCGTGTCGCCGCTCAGTGCGGTCACATTGGCCGTGACCTGGTTCGTCACGTTCGTCACCGTCGGAATGACGTTGTTCGTTCCGGCGTAGCCGGTGCCGTCGAAAAACGCCTCGGCGTTGTCGGCAGCGGTCGTGTCGCCGCTGATCTGCGTGACGTTCGCGGTCACCTGGTTGGTGACGCTGGTTGTCGTGGCCACCGTGGTGGCGCTCAGGCTCACGGTGCTGCCCGGCGTGCCGACGTTCGCCCAGTCAATGCCCGCCTCGCCGCCGCTCGATACGTCGAGCGTGCGACCGGCGACGGTCGGCAGGAGCGCCGGCGTAAAAATGCTGATGTTATCGCCGGCGGCGGCGGTGAACGTCGTGCCGGCGGCGAGGGTGACGGTGCGCGTACTGCCGGTATAATCGGCAATCAGCGCCGTACCGAGCTGCACTGCGCTGGCGATGTCATGGATAACGACGCGGCAGCCGTTGAGCGCGTCGTCTTCGGCCGGGCCAGCGGTCAGGGTAAAGCTCGTTTGACTGGCAAGCGTCGCAATCGTGGTATTGATGAGTGCATCGGGATAGCCGATCGTGAACGTGGCGGCGATGAAATTGACCGTCTGACTATCGATCGTCACGGCGCTAACGACCACCCAGTACGACGCGCCGGCGACGAAAAAGCCGGCCGTGGCGTTGCTGCTGAGATCGATTGAAAATCCGTGAATGCCGGTGATGCCGTCGAAATCAATGCCGTCGGTATCGAGCAACGTATAGCCGGTATCGCTGGCGCGCTGCGTGACGCTGCCGTTGGAGTAGATCTCAATATCCGTCACCGCGAGGCCGGTCAACGTGACCGACGCACCAGTTGCGCCGGCATACGACGCAAACGGAATATAGAGCGTCGAGCCAGGCCGCACCATGCCGAGTTGCAATGTCATCGCGCCAGTCTCCCCTGCAAGATGCCATGATTGATGAGCCGACCGTCAAGCAGCGGCCCCACCACGCCGGCCGCCGCCAGATCCGCCGCCGTCCAATCATTCCACGTCTGCGTTGTCCCCGATCCGGTGCCGCCGAATGCGCACATGCCCCAGCCGCCAGTCGTCAAAGTGCCATCCGTCGCACTCACATCCGCCGCACCGCCGCGCGTGCCGGTCAGCGCGGCGCCGTCAGCTTCCAAGCGCGCGGTGTAATTCGTTGCGGCCGTCACCGCGCCTCCCGTATCGAGGAGCGTTTCCGCGCCGGCGATAATTTCGGCAAGATACGCAGCATCACCGCCGAAAAACACGTAGCCATAAAATGTGACGGTTGCGCTATTCGTGCCGCGCACACACGCGCCGGTACCGATCCCGCCACTCGGCGACACCACCACCGACTCGCTGTAATAGTTGGCGCTGTCTGGCGGCGTTGCGGTGTACAGCGTTTTGTAGTACACGCTGCCGGTCGTTCCCTGCGCGGCCAGGTTTGATCGGATCACCCAGTCGCCGTTACTGTTGCTCCAGTTCGCCCCGATCGCGCCATTCGCTCGGTCAAAGTTGTCAGATGCCGTCGCCATTTAGAGCGTCTCCGGGCCGATGCGAATCGGCGTCGTATCGTCGTCAACCGTCGTCGGCGTCACCGCGCGGTTGCGATGTCGGTACAGCGCGCCGCGCGCGATCCGTCGCCACGCATCGGCCATGGTCGGCACGCGCACCAGATCCGGCGGCGGCGCGGTCGGCGCAATCCCGCGCGCAATGAGTTGCTCGCGGACTTCTCGGCTGAATTTGCTCGCGTCATACGCGCCGGTCATATCCGGCAGCGCAACGATCTGCGGATCATTCATCGCGCGCTGGTGATCGGCCGGCTCGGCCGCAAACCGCGTCAGCGCCATGGCGCCGATCTGGTTGTCGGTTTTGAGGATCGACACACGCGCCGGCGCGCCGCGATAGTAGCGCATCAGCCGGCTACCGCGCACCACCCGACCGGACGGCAGCGGTACCGCCTCCAACGGCGCGAGATACCAGCGCACCTCAATCGCCATATCACTCCGTCGCAATCTCGCCGGCGCGGATCGGCGTCACATACGCGACAACCGCCGACACGATGATAATCAATGCGTTTTGCACCTCAGCCGGCAGCTCGACGCCGGCATACGCGCCGAGCGCCCACGCGACGACGGCGACGATCGCGCCCGCAATCACGCTGTTCGTGACCTTATCGATCGGCCGATTGCTCGATACTCTCATACTCCACCTCGCAATAGCAGGATACCAAATACGACGCCGCACGCGATCGTCACCGCCATGAGCAGCAAAAACGCGAGCACGGCATAGGCGGCGGCGTGCGGGCTGCGGTTGCTCATGGCACAATCCCGAACAGTTTCAGCGCGCTGGCGATGCCAGGGAGGCCCACCACGCCGCCGATGACATAGATCGCCTTGCGCAGGCCGAGCGCCTGATTACGCCACGCATCAATGTTTTCGTTCAACGTTTCGACGGCGCTCGCCAACTCCGACACCTGTTTTACGAGGCCGGCCATGCCGATCGTCGGATCGCCGGCAATCACCTGCTCATGGCGCTGCACCATATTGCGGAGCGCGCCGTAATCGCGGTTGAGCTGATCCACGCGGCCGCCGATGATCTGTATGCGCTCGCGCAGCGGGCCGACCTGTTGCGCAAACTCATGCGCGACGGCGTCGGTCACCAGCTCGCGCAGCAGGCGGCGATCGTCGTCGTTCATACCGCGCGCTCCTGCATCACGCGACGCACCTCCTCGCGCAGCGCGGTCAGTTGCGTGAGCAGCGCCTCATCGCCGTCGGCGCGTTGCACCTGCTCGATCGCTACGATCGCGGTGACGAGATCGATGATCCGCATGTCGGCGGTATTGAGCACGGCGGTATACACACGGTTGCTCTCCGTTTGCTGCGCCTCCCACGCCGGGATGCGTTCGCCGAGCCACGCGTGAAACTCGCGCAGCCACTCGATCGTCAAATGGTTCGCCGCGAGGCGCGCCTCGGTGCGCACGGTTTGCGCGCCGCTCAGCCGGTCACGACTCTCCTGCGTCATCCGCTACTCTCCGCTCATGCCGCCGCCAGTTGCGGCAGCCAGATATACCCGCCGTCGGCGAGTTCCGCCCAGAGATTGCTCTCCTGCCCGCCCAATTCCACGCGCTCCCCCTCCACAAGGCGCGCCACGGACACCACATCGCCCCGCCGCACCTGGCCGATGCGCGGGGAGGCGGTGGTGCGATACTGACGAATGTAGGCGAACGCGCGGGCGCGGTAGGTCGTGGCCGGGGCATCGGTCGGTGTGGGCGGCGCGACGCTCGTTCCGGCGCGGTAGGCGGCCACCACCGAGTCGAACAGGGTGCGACCCGGACATGCGCTCTGACCGATCTCCATGTGGTACTCGCTCCGTGGCACGGCCGGCCCCGTACCGCGCGGCCACTCGCAGTGACCATACACCGCGTCGCGTGGAATGGCGTACGCCTGACGCAGTTCGTCGAAGAGAGTGAAGAGGCCGCCCTGCTGCGCCGGCGTGACATCCTGATGGCCGCCGAGCATCACATGCACGGCGATGCTCTCGCGGTTGCCGATCGCGTTGCCACAGTGCCAGAGCTGCACCAGGTCATTGAGGATGGCGGCGCGGCCGTCGGAGTAGACCAGAAAGTGATATTGATAGCGACTGCCGTAGATCGGCCTACCCTGGCGGTCGGTTCCCCAGTTCTTCTGCAGCTGGTAGCGCACTTCGGCGAACACCCGCGCCTGCTCGGCCACGGGTGAGCGGTCACTGTAGACCACGGCGGAATAATGGAACGTGATCGAGCGCGGCGTCAGTGGCGCATCCTGCGGTTGCGCCTGGGGATGGCGGGGGAGGGCTGCAAGTTGGGAGCGCAGATCGATCATGAATCACAATAGCCGCTATCCCACGCGACGGCGGGCAACGGCTACCGGGATTCAGTATAGATTATGTGGAGGAGAAATGCAAGAGGGTCGTAACGCGAGCGTTGTACTCACGGCGCTCGCGTTACGACCGGAATCAGTATAGCACAGACGTGAAACGCCCATGCTATACTGACACTACCACCACGCTACGACTCGGCGGTAACGGCTACCAACCCCCCCGCGCTGGTCGGGCGTGGTGTGTCTGCGTGTTAGGGTGCGTTGCCGCTACACGTCGCAATCACAAAGCGGCCATTGGAGACCGACGTTTGCACCTCCGCATCGTCTGCCGCAATGCTGCATGTCACAACGCCATCGCCGGTGTTCTGCGCCGACACGTAGAGAAACGCGCTCCGCGTGGTAGTAAACGTCAGTGACCACGGAATGGCGACATCGCGCAATTGCGACGTGCCGCCGTCGGCGTTGCGATACGTCAGGTTGACGCTGGGTGCGGTGCCGGCCACCAGATAGGTGACGGTGATCGGCTGGGCGAGGCGATTACTGCCAATCGCGAACAGACCGACGAACGCCGCGCAGCCGCACACCACGAGCAGACCGACCGCCGCGAGGACGTAGAGCCACCAGGGGCGCGCGGGCTTGGAAGCAACGGTCATCACCACCCCTTCCTGATGCGTACCTGAGACACCTTGACAACGATGTGCTGTCGTGTGGTACGATAGCGAACAGATGTACTAAAAAATCCTAACGCTGTTTTTAACCGTTTGTCTCTTTACAGGCGCTACGGGAATCGTGTAGGATAGATTCTACTCGGATGACAACGGAGTCGGATATGGACGAAGATTTACTGGCGCTCTGTCGAATGGCCGATCAACTCATCCGCGATCTATCGCGTCAAGCTTCGCGGCCTCATACTCCAGATACCCCAACATTCCGTCCACAAATTCCGGACGGTTCGGCGCAAGTTCTATCAAATGATCGACCAGCGCCTGTAATGCTGGATGACGGCGCGCCATTCCCACCAAGCGCCGCACCCGATCATCGTCCGACTGGGGTAGCTCCAGATTAATCCCCGCCATCTCCACAACGCGCCACAACGGCAACTCTAAGCCCGCCGCAATTCTTTGGAGCGTCTCAATTTCTGGCGCGCTCGTTCGGGCATTTCGCGCAAGGCTATCAAGCGTGGTATGCGCTATCCCTAGGCGTTTTGCGAATGGCCGCAAGCCTTCGGTTTCTACACGTTTACTGAGCGCCTCGGAAAGTTGCGACACTACGATCCTCTGTCCTACCATTGGTACAGTGTTCATATTACAACTCTTTATAGCTCTTGACAAGACTTATAAAGCCGTGGTATACTGTCACTTGTAAGGAACAAATGACACGTGAGAGGAACAGTCAATGCCTATCCTGAGTGCCGACATCCCAGAAGCGCTGGCCGAGTCTATCGAAGAAATCGCCGCGCGCTATGAAGTAAAGCGCTCGGTTGTCATTCGCTGGGCTGTGTCAGAATATGTGAAGCGCTTTTTTTTAACCAATCGTCCCGTTGACGGAACGATTGAACCGACCGAAGAACAATCTGTCACCGCCGACGCCGCAGCCTAAGCACATCACAGGAGCCACCGCCATGCACCACACCGCAACCTACACCCAAATCTGCCAGATGACCGTCGCCGGTCGCGGCCCACGGCGCGCGCCGAAGACGCCCGACCTGGCGGCGCATCTCGAGTCGATCGGGTGGGATCTGGTGCTCGGCGCACAGAACCGCGATCCGCAGACGTTCGCGAAGGGGTTGCGCGAGGCACGCGAGCTGGCGGCACGGGAAGGAGGGGCACGCGGATGAAGTGGTGAGACCGAGGCGGAACAGACAACCGCCCGGAGTGCGACGAACACTCCGGGCGGTTGCGAAGGACTCAACTCCCTACCGATTGCATTGTAACGAAGGATGAAGAGCATGTCAACTCCCTACATCTTCAGCTCCACAGAACTCCAGCACCTTCTTCACGACGCCATCCAGTTGTACTGCCGGCGCAGTGGCGCCGACGAGATCGCTGCGGATCGCGATGCGATCATCCGCGAGTGCATGGAGGCGTTCGATGGCATGCGCGAGATCTTCCACCTCGACGGCGCTATCGAGCTGTCGGACGCGCCGGCGGAGCTGCACTTTGCCGATGTGCTGAACGACGCCGAGCACCTGCCGGCGCACTCGGCGGCACTGTGCAACCGCTGCCTGCAGATTGCCATCAATGCCGCACTGACGGCTGGCCCGGCACTGCGGAGCCTGCTCTCCGCCGAGCGCTGCGAACGCTGCCACGCGCCGAACCGCAACCGCCCCGCCGCCAGCACCGATCCGCTGCCGCCGCCCTACGATCAGCCGCCGCCCTCGGACGGCCCCGGCCAGGAGCACGACACGCCGGACGGCGGCCCGCGCGCTCGCGGCTGCCACACGGCCGGCTGCGAGCGGCTTGCCACCCACCTGGTGACGACGCCGGCCGGCAATGTGCTGCACCTGTGCATCCGGCACGCCGTCCTCCATCGTCGCGCCGTGCCGTACGTCTGTGCGTGCGGCGCCGATCGGCTCGGCGGGCAGCCGTGCACCTGCGAGAGCGACGCCCGCGCCGAGCTGTGTGAGGTGGCGGCATGAGCGACGCCATTCCGCCCAACTACCAGCTCCACCCCGCCGATGCGATGCTGCATGTGGCGCACCTGACCGATCTGCATGCGACCGTGCTGGATCACCGGCACGCCGACACGACGCTGTTGCAGACGCGCTGGGCGCTCATCCATCGCGGGCCGGTGTGGGTGCTCTACCGCCGCAGCGCCGACGATCTTCCCGGCGGGCAGCCGTGCCTGCTGGAGCGCGGCTATATGCTGCACTGCACCTACACGCTGCAAGAGGGACCGGCAGATCTCGAACTGCGCACGGCGCGGCAACTCCTGGAGGCGTGCCATGTCGAATGACATCCTCGACGCCATCGATGAGTACCTGCACGGCGACCTGTCACGCGCCGGGCTGGAGGCAATCTACTACCACGCTCGCCTGCAGGCCGAAACCGAGCGGCGCAAGCAGGCCGAGGCCGAAGCGACGTATGCCCGCCAGTTGCTTGCCGAGCAGATCGCTGACTCGATCCGCGAGGTTCGCGACCTGCAGCAGCACAATGCGCGGCTGCGGCGCTGGGCGGCCGCGTGGAAGCGCGCGGCGAAGGCGCAGCGCAATCTCGCCAGTGAGATGATCCAGCGCGCAAGCGATCTGCAGGCGCAATGCGACCGGCTGTGCGCCGACAATGAGACGTTGTTGGTGCGACTGGCAACCATGCCGCCGAGCGCGCCGGACGGGACGATTGTCACCACCAGCGCCAGTACACCGTTCGCACCGCCCACACTTGCCCCCTGCCCGTACTGCCGCGCCACGGGCATTGACGGCACGCCGTGGGCGTCGGCGGCGCAGCGCAGCGGTCATATCGGCAGTTGCCCGCGCGCCCCGCGCAGTGCGGCGAAAACCGAGCGGCTGCCGTGTCCCCACTGCGACGCCACCTGCACCACGCAGGGCATGGGGGTGCATATCAAGCGCAAGCACGGCCAGGCGGCGCTCGACGCCTACCGCGCGGCGCGCACCCGCGTGTTTGCGGAACAACGCGGGCAGGCGGCGCTCGATGTTTACCGCGCGATTGTGCCGCCGGAACACCCGGCCTGGCGCTGCGCCGTGTGCAGCCGGCCGGGCGACGTGATTGCGCCAAGCATCGCCGACCCGACGCGCTGCATTGGGTGTGTCAAGGCGCGCAAGGAGGCGGCGTGAGCGAGCGCATTGACCCGCGCACTCTGCCGCGCATGTGCCTGAGCAAGCGCGGCTACGCGCGACGCGCGCAGGCGCGACAGGCCGCACGTGAGCGCAGCCGCTGGTTTGCCGGTGCGCGGCACTACAACGTGTACCGCTGTCCGATCTGTGGTGCGTGGCACCTGACGACGCGGAGGCCGTCATGATTGACTGGCAGTTCATCAGCATTGCCATCCTGTTTGCCTGCGGTATTGCGCTCGGCTACTGCCACGGCTACGACACCGGCTACCGGCGCGGTCATCACGTCGGCTGCGCGGAGACGGAGCAGGAGGCGGCGCGGGAGTTGTCCCGGTTGTTGGCTCGGTACGGAGTTGATGCATCGCGTCCGATGGGTGCGGAACACTCCGATCGCGCCGCCTGATACCAGCATACCGCAGGAGGTTGAATCTGTGACCGAATTGCTCGCGATCATTGCCGGCGCGGCGCTGAGCACCGTGCTGCTCGCACTGGCGCACCTGGTGCTCTGGCACAACCGCGCGGCGCTGTGGCTCGTGTGGCGGTATGCGATCGGTGTGGCAGCCCTCAACGCCGGCACGACGCTCGCCGGCCTGCTGAGCGGCAACCTGCTGCTGGCGCTGGCGCCGTGGTGTATCGCGCTGCCGGCCGGCTCCGTCGTGGCGCTGCTGCACGCCTGGCGCGCGCATCACGAGCGGCCGATGCTGGAGGCGCTGGCGCGGCGCGCATTTGAGGAGTATCGCGATGCGCGGGAGACGTGAGGATGCGCGCCTGGCGCGCATTGAGGACGCGCTGAGCCGCCTGGTGGCGATCTTCCCGGCGGTGGCGGTGCTGATTGCCCGGCAGCGCGCGACGTTGACGCAGGCGGATATTAAGGAGTTACAGACGATTGTTGAGAGTGCGGCACTGGCGCGCGATGTGCTCGCCGAGTGCCGCCGGGAGATAACCGAATGACCACACAGACCATTCATCACCAGCTCGCCCGCGCGCGGCACACACTGACGCTGGCCAAAGACCGCGAGAAGCTCACCCGCGCGGCATCGGAACAGCAGGCCATCCACGACGGCCGTGCCGGCGGCAAGAATGCCGAGGAGCGCGAGCGGAGCCTGACGATCGCGCTGGCCGGCGATGCGGTCTACCAGGACGCGCTCCAGGCGCTGCGCACCGCCGAAGAGGCACTGGCGTTCAGCGAGGCGGACCTCGAAGCGTTCCGCGATGCGCGCCGCCAGGAGGAATGGAGCATCCGCGCGGCACTGGTCGCCGCACTCGACCGCCGCAGCGTGATGAGCGACGCGCCGGGCAGCGACGATAGTTTCGATGATGTGGCTGATGCCGCCGTGTACGACGGCGTGACGGCGTACGTCGATGACGCTGACGACGACGAGGCGGTGCGCAGCGCCTGGAGCGCACACGGCAGCTATAACGGCCATGTGTCGAGACGCCCGGACGGCGGGCGCATCCGACCGGTTGACGAAGACTTGCCCTTTTAAGGAGACAGCCCACGATGAGCACGAACAACACCACACCAGATATCGCCCGCCTCTACCGCAAGATTGCGGCGGTTGCCGGTGGCGTTACGAGCGTCGAGAAGGATGGCCAGAACAAGGATCAGAAGTACCGCTACGCCACCCCCGCCGGCATTATGAGCGCGGTCAAGCCACTTTTGGCAGAGCAGGGGCTGGCCATCGTGCCGCACCTGGTGGACTATGCAGAGATTGACACGGGCCAGCGCAGCAGCGGCGGCAAGCCGTTTCTGATCAGCCGTGTCACGATGCACTACCACATTGTGGACGGCGAGTCAGGCGGCGCGATCGTCGTGCCGTGGCAAGCGCAGGCCGGCACCTACGGCGACGACAAGGGACTGGCGAAGGCGCAGACCATTGCGCTGCGCACGTTTCTGGTACAACTGTTTCAGATCCCCGCCGAAGACCCTGACACCGATCCCGATCGCGCCGACCCGCGCCCGGATGACCGCACGACCTACGCACCACAGCAGGTGCGCCAACCGCGCCCTGCTTCCCTGCCCGTGCGCCCGGCTCCACCGGCGGCGGCCACCAGCGCACCGACGCGCCGCGAGAAGCTGCTCGCCCGTATCGACACGCTGACGCAGGAGGCGATCAATCTCGAACTCGAAATCGAACTGGTCATCCCGCTTGATCAGATGACTGATGACCAGCTTGTGGATCACGGCACACGGTTGAAGGCGGCCATCACCGAGGCAACGTCCGAGTCGGTGGCCGCGTGATGCGATGCGTGACGACGACGATGCCGGCGGCGTGCTGGCCCGCGCGCTCGCCGAGGCGTTCGACCTGCCCGACCCGCACGCGAGCGATGGGCCGGTCGGGCAACCGCCACCGGAGCGCTACACGCGGCGTGGGCTCAGCCTGCGCCCTGGCTCGCCGATGGACGAGGACGCAATCGATTTGGACGAACTGGAGCATGTGTTGATGGACGCCGCCACACAGTATCTGTCCACACCCGATCCCGGCTATGCGCTGCTGATGGCCGCGCCGGCCGGCAGTGGCAAGACGCGCCTGGCGGTGCGCCTGGCCGAGCAACTGGCGAGCGAGTCGCACCACGTACTCTATTGCGGCCCGCGCCGCGCATTCTTCGCCGACACGCAGGCGCTCGCCACACAGCCGGCCTGGTGGTACGCCTGGCAGCCGCGGCAGGCGGGCACGCTGGAGACAACCCCGCCCCAACCCCAGACATGCCGTTGGACGCCGCAGATCGAAGCGTGGATGACGCGCGGCTACGACGCCCTCGACTTCTGCACGAATCGGCGCATCTGCGGTTGGAACTATATCACGGGCAAGAAGTGCGCCTACCACAACCAGAAGGAGCGCACCGAGCCGATCATTTTCGGCCAGCACGCCCACGCCGCACTTGGCCATCCACTGATGGAGCGCATGTACCTGGTCATCGGCGACGAATTGCCGTTGTCGGCATTCCTGCACCGCTGGACGATTCCCGCGTCGGCAATCGTGCCGCCGAACATGCCCGCCGGCCCGCTGGAGACGCTGCTGCGCAATCTGCGCTGGTTGTGCAGTCAGACGCCCGAGGATGACACCGTCTGGCGTGGGAACGCACTGTACGCCGCGCTGCCCGGACGCGCGGCGGGTGTGGTGCAGGCGCTCGCCGGCAGCACCATCCCGCTCGACGCAATCGCGGTGACACCAAAACTGCGCGACGCGGGGGCGGTTGACGATGCGCCATTTTTCCATCTGCCGCGCCTGCTGCATCTGTTGCAGCGCGAGGCCACACGCGCGGCTGCCGGAGAGACGGTCATCCCACGCATCCTGCTCGGTGCTGACGGCCTCACGCTGCTGCTGCGGCGCCCGCCGGCGAACCTGCCGGCGCATCTCATCTGGCTCGACGCCACTGGCGACGCGGCACTGTACGAGCGGCTGTTCCGGCGGCCGATGCGCCTGGTGCGACCGCAGGCACGACTGACCGGACGCGTGTATCAGGTCTGGGCGAGCACGAATAACAAGGCGGCCGTGGTGGATCGACGCACCGACGCGGATGGCGCGGCACGGAGCGCGGCCAAGCTTGCCACGCTGCGGGCGCAGCTGGCGCGTATCTGTACCACCCGTGGCTATACCCGCCCCGCGCTCATCAGCTATAAGGCAGCCGTGGCGGATCTGCTGCCTGCGCTGCCACCGACCGCGCCCCGCACGCACTTTGGCGCGGCGCGTGGCACGAACGCGCTGCAGGAGTGCGACGTGCTGTTTGTGGTCGGCGCGCCGATGCCGCCACGTGCGGCGCTGGAGGAGACGGCGGCGCAGCTTTTCTTCGAGCGTGACGATCCGTTCCGTACCACCTGGTCGGCGATCGATGTGCCATTCGTCGGCGCGGATGCCGCGCACTCGGTCGGCGGATACTGGGATGACCCGGATCTCACACTCCTGCTGCGTCAGGTGCGCGAGGGGGAGATTGTGCAGGCGGTGCATCGCGCGCGCCCGCTGCGGCGCGATGTCGATGTGTGGCTGCTCACCAACGTGGTGACTGATCTGCCGGTCGGCATTGTGAGTCTGCATGAGCTCTTCGACGCCCACGACGCCGACGGACGGCCGCTCACCGGTATTGACCCCTACCGCTGGCCAGACGTGCTGGCGCTGCCGGCCACGATGGATGACCCGCTGACGACGGCGCGGCTGATGGACGCATTCGGCATCAGCCGCGCCGTCGTCAGC